AGTTGCACGTCTACTCCCAGCTCACTGATCTCTGGTGAAATAGACGGGATTTCGGTGCTGAGAACTGCTTTAAACTGGAAGACTCGACCAGTAGCAAATATCGCTGTAAAGGGCTGCCATTCGGTAAAATCAGTAGCACTTGATTCTGTCAGTATTGTGGCGTCATCTTCGTAAACAATTAAATCGCTAGATGTTTGGTCTTCGTCTCCTACATTGTCTGTACCAGGGGCAGTGTCAGAAGTTCTGAAATAAAGCTGTGCATTTGTTATCCCTCCTGCGTCAGCAGTTTCGTTTTTCACGACTGCAGTTAATATGACCTCATACTTGCCGCCCATGTCAACTTGAGTATTGAAAAAATACGTTCCCTCTGTGACTGTTGGCGATATAAAAACATTTTCTGCTGTTGTGATAGATCGACTCGTGCCTGAAGTCACAGTAAAACTTGTGTCAGTTGCTGATATAACAAAAAATGGAGAACTGGAACTGTCCCCTTTAGCCGTTCCGCTAAAAACTAAGTTTACAAAATCAAACTGTTTGTAACCGAAAGACGGCGTGATCGTAATTGCAGTGCCGCTTTGCGTGTAACTGCCGCGGACTTGCGTAGTGCTAGAGATGCTTTGCCCTAAAATTAATTGATCGCTCCTTTTTACAACTTCAGAACTTTTTACACCTGAAAATCTTGAGCCTGGTATCATATTTCCGCTAGAAGTTACTCTCTGTTGAAAGTCTTCCCTTATAGTGTTTATACTAAGAAGTTCCCTAGCCTTGCCAGTTTGACCCGCAGTACCGGTGCCCGTTGCAGTAAAACGTTCTCCAACAGTATTAGAGAATGCACCAAGAGCGGTAAAACTTGTATTGCCGACTTCATAGATAACATATTGCGTGCCAACGACAAAGCTTCCGGCGCTCACCACGTTGTTATATGGCATTGCTTGAACCAAAAGTTTTGGAATATCGGAAATGTCTAATGCCGAGACTTGCGCTGCATTTGTGCTTTGTGCGTTTGTTCTTATGTCACGCAGCTTCGCATAATATACTCCTGGGCGATATGGAATCATATAACTTTGCGTTTTTGCAGGAAACTCAACAACAAATGTCGTAGCTCCCCAAGATGATGCAGTCTCGCTGTAACGAATAACAACTTTGAAAAACTCAGAAGCTGGGTCTATCACCTCATCATATTGGACCTGCGCTGTAACTTCGTTTGTCATCCGCACCGACAAATCCGTAATATCAGGCGGAACAATCGCAACATCTTCAGACGGAATAAACTTCGCAGATTGCAATACACCTGCATTAGGTGAAGTTGCAATTTTTGTAACTTCTTTGCTAAAATCACTACTTGACAAGCCGACTGCTTTTACTTGAGCAATAAAAATACTGTTTGGCGGTATAAACAATTCAGAGCCAACTTCCTTGTATTGACCCTTTAAAGTCTCGCGCAAGCCAGACGTTCCAGTGGTAATTGAAAGCTCGTAACCAGTTGTGACACCCGTTGCGCCACGGTCCCACGATACCAACGCTTGAAATACTAAATTTCCAGAAGTTTGAACCGGTCGAAATGTTACGTTTAAGTTTTCAGGAGGTGATGGTCGTGACGTGTACGCACTTATGGGTTCTTCATGCAGCTGGTTTCCCGCAACGTCTGCAACGCTATAAATACTATCGTTGTGCTCAACGCCTACAATCGCATACGTTCCATCACCATTGTCAGCGACTGCAAGACATTTAAATTTTTGCTCATTAACTGTAGAAGACGAAATTGAATAAATAGATTGCGGTTGGGGCGCTTCGCTAAAAGCTGGGCTTACAACGATCGTTCGCACACCGTTTGCAACCGTTGAAGAGCTAGGGTTAAACGCTTTGGTCTCTACCGTTCCATTATTCAAAACACATGTAAGTTCGGTGCCTGATCCGCTTGGTAACGTAACGTTTGCATCTAATGTAACTGCTGTTGTTGTAGCTGATCGAACACGTCCTGCAATTCGATCACCTGCGCGCATTTCATCTGAAACAGCAAACACTTGACCAGGCACTACCACCGCACCATCAAGCCCCGTTGCAAACTTAACAATATTTGAATCTAGCTCTTCTGACGCCAATACCCAGCGAGCCAGTCGTGCCGCTTGCGTTCTAGAGGTGCAGCCAAAACCTACAATTTCTTTGACTTGATGGCCAATCTTTTCACGTAAAGATGAGTTTTCTACGCAAACAGTGTCAGATCTGTACAAGTCATCTGGGTTGTTATAGCGAACTTTTACAGTTGTACTCCTTGCTTTAACAGAAGTGCCTTCATACTCAAACTGACCGCCTACAACATTTGAGTTATTAAAAACATGAACAGGCGGTATAACGCTTAAAGAACCATCAGTTTTGCCTAGCTCACCGTGATCGCCGGTTGCAGTAATGCCGTTTGTTTGCCAATAAAGCATCCCACGAAACACGCTTGCAAAATCTTGTAAAACTTCAAAGGCGTTAGCTTGATTGCTTACGACAGTATTACAAGCAAATCTTGGCTCTGTAGTGCCGTCTGGCAGCGTAATCAGCTCGTTTGCGTAAAGAATTAGTGGATACAAATCAACCCAGCTGACGTTTTCAGCGCTTACAAAGCTGCCCGCTCCAAACCGCTCAGAAAGCAGCAAATGCCGCCATATACATACGGGACATGTTGTCCACTCTTCTTGACCCTTAGACGTGCCATCGAAATCGGTCTGCGCGATCCGCTCCAAACTCCCATCATCCCTTGCAGTCATATTGTTTGGAATCTGCACCTTGATTCCTTTAATCAAGTACGCACGGGTCGGCAATGATGAAAAGTCTTTTGTGCCAATAGTTAATGACGCACAAGCGCTGTTGGCGTATCTAACGGTTACTACCTGAGACTCTTGAAGGCTTTGCCAGATCAGCTGATTACCGCGCCCATTTTGCAAAGAAATTTTTCTCTTGTTAATGTTTTTATCATCAATGGACTGGTAGTTGGCCTCAAACATTGCCTCGAGGCCACGATCTAAATTGCCCGTATCAATAGCTCTAATTGCTGTGTCTTTTTCCGGTCCGTCTAGGTCAGCTGGAACGTAAGTAAATTCTTCTCCTCGCGTTCCGGCAAAGGTTTCATTTTTGATGTAAATGTAGTCTAGTTTTTTAACGGTAACAGTACAAGGATATCCGCAACGTGTTCTAATTTCAATTTCTGGACTTTGCACTTGATAAGTTGAAGTAGCGATACCAGTTATCTGCATACGTGTCTCTTTGCCGCTTACCGTCCCAAGTGGGCCTTTTGCTGTTATTTCTATGCAGATTGTTGCGTTAAAAAGTTGGTTTGCGGCTAGGCCGTCAACTGCGGTAGAGAAAAGTCTAGGGATACTAAATAGGCAAGAAAAGTGGTTTGTGTTGGTGTTAGTGATAGTTCGTGATACGGAGCCTCCGCCATAGAAACGAGCAGCACCATTCTTTTTTATGAACCCATTGGCATTTAGTTGCTCATTGTAATTTTCTCCAACTTCAACTCCTACTGACGTTTGTGTAGATACTGTGGATCCATATAGCGGCGTGTCTTGATTGTAAGTGCCGTTCTTTAGCTCTACATTTACGGCATCAAAATTTACTGTGCCGTCTGCATCCATCACCGGCGTTTCGTTCAAAAACGTTCCTTTCTTTATTAAGTTGTTGTCAGATCCCCATCCTTCAATGGTGCCTTCACAAAGAAGGTCAAGGATGTGAATGGAGGATTCGCTTCTTAGTGTCATTACTCCAGTAAACCTTGGGTTTTGTTTTGCGAATCGTTTTCAAAGAAATTATAGCCCGAATACCGGACCTGGATCCGTATCTGCGTTTGGCCTGAAGACCGCGCGTGCGTGTCATGGTCAATCACAGTAATTTTAGTTTCAATTTCTGCGTCATTTTCATCATCTTTAAATTTTGGATATTCTATTGCGTGACACCATCTAAATTTCTGACTTTTTGTAAACAAACCTTGGACGGTTGCCGTTACATTCGCCAACACCGGATCTGGTCCTGACACATTGCGGCCTGTAAGCGTGATTCTATAAGTTACAAAGCCATGGACTCGCGTAGTGCCTACGCCACCAACACGATCAAAAAGACCACGGTCTAGCTCAAGAAATATCTGGTAATTTTTTCTTCTCTCTTGATTTTTAAAATGCTTATTACGCAGCAACGTAAGCGACGGTGTTTGTTTTTCGCCTTCTGAGTTTCTCAAAGCCAAAATGCCATTATTTGTGCCAGCAGTTTGGTCTACTCTTGAAAGATCAGACGAATTATTGACGCCGCTTTTGCTTAACTGCTCTTCGCTCCAAAGCCTAGACCGCAGCCCTCCCGCAGCCTTAAACCTGTTTCGCATTCTTTCTCCATTTACAGTGACACTTTTTAACGAGGGTTCAACGATTGAATTTCTTAGCACTCCAAAAGATTTGTCCTGACCAGTCGTCACCTGAATTGACAATAAATGGCTGCTTACTAACACTTTGCCGAACGCAATGGGAACAGTCGCTCCAATGCCCACTGTGTTAGCACCTGCACCGCTGTACGCATACGATTGGGTCCCATTCATGGCACGGGTCACGTTTTGCGGCCCAACACCAGAAGAAGACTCGCCTCTTCCAGTCATTCTGTTTGTTTTGGGGACTTGCGGTTGCGGCGAAATAATATCAGCCACACCACCAAGAATCATTGAAGCACCAACTGCACTCAAAGCTGTCCCTAATGACGTCAGTGCCACGCCAGTAGCAGTTGCACCCGCCGTTCCAGCGACAACAGCACTACCAGCGCCAAATAATCCTGTCGCTCCAAACAACCCAGCACCAGGAAGCAAAAACGAAGCCGCAACTAATCCAACACCAATTAGAATTTTTGAGGTTGAACCGCCACCGCTACCGCCAATAACTGGCGCAATATAAAGATCTTTTGTACCTAACGGTGACCGCAAATCGTCATAGCTCATGTCTGAGCCAAATTGCATCACTCGGTAATAAACGCCATGATTATGCGCTTCTAATAATTCCTGCGCAAATTCAGGTCTATTAATGCAAAGCATCTTGATCGCCTCTGCAGGCGTACGCAAGTTGTAATACGTGTGCTCCGCACCGTAGCGCTCACCGAGCGAATCAAGCAGCCTTACGGTCTGCTGCATATCGAAACACGGCGGCTGTCTTCATTCGATAATAGCGGTTCAATGGCTCTACACCACTCAACGAGTGCATCCGTTGGTGCAAGATCTGCTGGTCACCGACATAGATGCCTGCGTGCATTGGAGCGGCAGTATCAAGACACATGATCAACACGTCCCCGATTCGCATGTCATCTAGAGAAATTTCACGGAACCCCAGTGCGCCAGCTTGCTCTATAAAAATGCTGGAAGACGTCTCTAACATCTTGGGGCGCTCAAAATCAGGCAACATCACACCTGCCAGCTCGTAGTACCGACGCACCAATGAAAAGCAATCATTGACGCCGTATTGCCACGTCAGACCGATTAGGGGTCGATAGTCAACCATTCGTCGTTAGGTACATCAAAAACAAACCATGGAAGCCGTGTAGCCCTGCAGGCGTTGCGGTCAAACTCGCTCGGCGGACCACCTTTAGGGTGCGAATGCACAACTGCTTCTATCTTGCCTGACATTGCAGCCGAAAGATAGTCATTTGGACAGATAATAAAATCAGCAGTTGGATCCTTTGCGACATTGCTACACGCAAAGTATTTACCGCTAATAACAAGCCCACAGGATTCTGCAGGTGTTTCGCGTAAAGCATGAGCCTTTGCGTCAATCATGAATTCTTGCGCCAGGGAATCCTCCAAACGGCAGCGTTGTGTTCGCAAATCTTAGCCTACATGAACTAACTTTTTTGCCGCAACGATCTTCCGTTGCATTGCTAGTAGCAACATCAGCTTCGGTTGCAACAGGCCCACCTTCATAACCGCAATCAGGCCCTCTGTATCTGTATGGGCAATGCTCAACAACAGTACGACCCGGCAATAAAACATTTGTAAGCTCTAATTTTGAAGCCAGCTCAAACTCAACAGCTTGCTGGTTTTCAGAAGAAATCCTGTCAATATACCAAACCTCGTCAGGGAATCTAGCCGTTTCATCTCCCGTTCCATGAGCAGCTAAGACCAAGGTGTCGCCTCCTTGCGTTACTGCAGTATTGTCGTCTTGATAGATGTAGACTTGATCAAAGAAGTTTACAGCATCAATAAACTTTTTCATTGTTTTTATTCGTGTCGCTTTCGCCATTAGCGGATCTATTGGATTTGTGGCGCGGTGCATTAGTGACGTAATTGCATTGTTTACGTTTGCTACCTGCAAGGTAGGGCGTGGCAATATGCCTTTACCTGTTTTCTCAAATCCATCGGCCTCGATTGGTGCTGCAGCGTAAGTAATGCCACCAAACACAATGCTTGTAGGAATGCCGTTGGTGCCAGCATGAAAATAAAGATTATCGTCAAGGCCGTTTGCTGCAACAGTAAACTGTAAATGAAATAACTCAATAATTGCATCAGGCTCAAGCTTGTATAGCTCATCGTAAACAGCGCTTACCGTTTCCCATGTGACAGTGTTGTCAACAACGGTCTCAAATAATACTAATGGAAAGTTCGGTTGATTTACATTGATTTCGTCAGTGGCATCGTCCGGTTTGTTTGGAGCAGACGTTCCAGCGACCTTACACCGAAAGACAAACGCCCCATTTGCAGCAGGTGGATTGCTGTTGACAATATCGCCAACATTGTAAGCTTGGTTGCCAGTCCAGAACGGATAACTCATGGCTCAAACACCTGCACAAATGTTGCCGATATATTAAACAAGTTAGAATAAGGCATAATTTTTGTCCATGTTGTGCATACCCATTTATAGGTTTCTGTGTCGTCAGGCGGCGACCAATTAAATGCCTCAACTCCAGCACGAGCCTCTAAAAAATCCTCAATAGAATTTGCATCTGTAGCGCTGCGGTTTGTCCAGTTTAAATTCCATTGCTTAGGATCATTGTTAATTCCAAACTGTGAGCGTTGGCTGTAGCCTGCAAATTCAATAATTCTAGTTTTTGGCTGCGCTTGTTTTGCCGCTCCATAATCAGGCTGGATGCTAGGAAAAGTTTGCGTGCTCATGACAAAAGACCTCCAGGCCGTTTTTGTTTAATTAGTTCAGCCTGTACGGCTGCACCAATCGCCTGCCCTAATAGCTTTGCGTTTGGCTGATTGCCTTGCGCCTGCGTTCCAGAGGCATCAACGTTAACAACCACATTGTTTGTACCACTTGACGACTCTACGCCTAAACGTCCGTTGCGGCCGCGACGTAAAGGCATGATTGCCTCGGGGCCAGCCTCGCCCATCAGCCCCATGCCGTTTGCCATTGGGAACAATGTTGGTTTATTTACGACTCCGCCATAGGCAAACGGAACAATTTTATTTTGTGCAAAAACATTGCCCTTTGCGTTATCTAAAGGCACCTCTTTGGGAAAAATTGATCCCACAAAGCTTTTCATGCCAAACTGCAAAAACATAGTTGAAAGCTGCCTTAAGATACCTGACAAAGATTCGCTAAGACTTTTTGTGCCATCAATTACACCCATTATGGCGTTAGACAATCCTGTGGCAATCGTATTTTTTACTGAGTCTAAAACACCTTTATATTTTTGGGTTTCTTTGTTCAGCTTGCCTTGCTCGTCTATTCGATCCTGTAGCCCTGCATTTCCTCTAATAATTTCCTCGACATGCGCGGCAAGTTCTGGCGTAAGCCCTTTGGTTTTGTTTTCAATTTCTATATCTAAAAGCACCTCTTTTTCTTTGCCAGCCAGAGTTGCTTCTAGTATTCGCTCTTGCTGTCTTTCCGCAGACAATCTTTCCATGGCTGAACTTGTTTGCTTTAGAGTAAGATCTAAAGCCTTTTGAAGAGATTTATTAAGATCATTTTGCAAACCTTTTGGATCTTTTTCAGACTTTTCTTTGACGGGTCTTTGCGGCTTTTGTACTGGGTCAAACGTGCCGCTAAAGCCTCCGCCATAATCAACGCCAACCTCAGACGTGCCAAATGCAGTTTTGCCTAACAATTCCAAATCTTTAAAAAACTGTGAGCGAGTATCTTCGAGGCCAGATTGCGCAACTGCCAATGCGCCGCTAAAGTCTAAATTAACAACCCTGTCGGCTATTTCAACAAGGTCTTGGATTACACGTCCAAAAAACTTAAAGGCTTGCACAGTAGCCAGAACAACAGTAGCAATGCCGCGAATACCCCCTTCAATAAATTTAAAAAACGCACTGAAGTCTTGATCACTGCTAAGCACTTCGCTAAAAGCCTCAAGAATTGCGTTTAACGCAGGCAACAGGGCGTCAACCAATTGCTTCCTAAAGCCATCAAATTGAATTTGCAAAATAGCAATTTGATCATTAAAGTATTCTGCGTTTTGTGCAAAGTTATCGCTAACTTCGTAATTAAATCTTTCAAGAGCTTCGCTTCCTCCGTTTAACAATGTAATAAGCTTTGACCCTGAACGGCCGAATATATCCATTGCAATTGCTGCTTTCTCTGGACCGTTTGGCAAATCTTTGAATTTATCTGCAATCTCTCCAAGGAGCTGATCAGAGGGCTTAAGCTTACCATCTGCGTTTGTAACGCTAACGCCTAATTTTGCATAGGCTTCTGAATATGTTTTTACACCTTCAGCCGCTTCGTTTTGTGTTTGCGCTAATTTGCGCAAACCATTCTCAAGATCACTTTGGCTGACGTCTGCTAATTTCCCTGCATTTGCAAAGGCTTCAAGTTTGTTCGCCGCAATGCCAGTGCGTACCTGTAATTTTCCAAACGCATCAGCCGTGTCAATTGTATTTTTTAACAACGCTGCAAATCCAGCCACTGCAGCCGCAGCAAATAAAGCTTTAAACGCACCACCTATACCTTTCACAGATGCCGCTAAATTTTTGGCTTTGCCTTGCACGCCTTGCATGGCGTTGCCAAGCTTCTTTACTTCCCCAGTGCCTTGCGCTTTTGCACGCAATAACAAACCAAACGTTGCTTGCGACATATCAAGCAGCCTCTTTGTTGATAAGCTTCATTGCCGTAGCCTCCATGACTTGCAAATCTTCGAGCACGGCTGCAGGCTCCTGAACTTCGTACAGTCTAAACAGCCATTGGACTGCTGAATAGTCCAACCCGCAAACTCCTGCCATTGTTGTCCGCCATTGCGTCTGACAACGCATAAACATTTCAACCGCAGGCCAGTTAGACGGCCAAACCTCAAAGTCAGGGTGTTCAATAACAGGCAATACAATCCCGAACGCTTGAGCGTCTGCCAATAATTCAGTGTTATCACGAGGACCGTTGAACCAATGGGCAACGGCCTCCTCTAGTTTTTTCTTTTAGCGCCTCGCTTGCTTTCAAGGTACGCGCTGGCAATTGCCGTTGCTACCATCGGCACCTCTAGCAGTTCGTCACGTTTTGTAATGCTATACGGCAAGTCTTTGCCGTCTTCATCCTGGATGCCGGCCCATCCGACCATAACCTCACGCGCAACTTCGACGTCTGTCAAGGACCCTTCGCTACTAAGCTCAGCAATTTCTAAAAGACGGCTTTGCGTAAGGTCTTTAAACTCAACGTCAAAAGTCACGCGATCATGCTTGCCACCATCAACGGGAACGTCAACGGTGACAGGCCACTTGTAAGAATTGGTCTTTTTTAAAACAAACGCCATAGCAAAAACTATTCGCTTGCATCTTAGCGCAAACTACGTCAGAACAATAGAGTAGTCGTCATTTGCACTTGCTGTTGGCAGCGCCCTAAACGGAAGATTTAGCATAACAATTCCATCACTTTCGCTGTAAGTTGGTGCCCCAATGTCGGTTTGCGGAGCGCTAAAGGTAATAATGTTTCCAGCAGTCTGACCGTGCTGAAATGTATTGGTGCCAGTGCTGCTACCCGTTGCATCTGTAAAGTAATTATGGCCATCGTCCAAGTCAACAGCCTCAATTACAGCAGTACCAGTCGGCCTGCGATCTGTAATAATAATTTCCTTAGTACCTCCGACAAGTTCTCTGTACGTTGTCACGGCATTCTGGTCAAAGGAATATGACTGCAATGCAGCAGAAAACGCAATTAATTGAAAGCCTGTCGTATTGGTTTTGTTGAAAATGTCTGGCACGGCTTGAGCTGTGTACGTTGGTGCGACGTCTGCACCATCAACCGGCGCGTTGAAAATGCCAACCATGTTAAAAGTGATCGTAGGTATTTGACCCACCTCGCAATTGATAGAAAAGGTGCCCCTACAGCCTGTCAATTTATGCAGCAACGTATTCTGAGGATCGCTGGCTCCTAATAAAGCTGCTGGTTTTCTAATTAAATAATGAATTGTTGCGCTGTCTTGCCCTACACTGGGCGTATAAGTCACTGAAGTATCAGTAACAGGAACCGCATTATGCTGGCAAGCCTCAAGCAGCGGACCCCATCGTGGTGCTGTTCCTCTAGTTCCTGATGCAGCAAATTCAACCTCTAAAGTAATTGCAACACGTTGATTTGCCAAAATTACATCATAATTTCCTGCATAGCCGCGAATCAATTCACGCTCTACCTCATCTGCCTGCAATGGCTCGATTTCAATTGATCGCACTCGCAATGCATCAGCTGCGGCAGTGTTATTGTCAGTGCCATAGGCTGACTCAAGCTTGCAAAGGATCAGCCTGTCTTTTGCTTGATAAAAAGTCATTGGTCAGAACCTTTGCGGTGGATTGGTGTGTGCGTTGCGCCCATCATACCTAAGGCGCTTGCGTTAAGTCATCAAGCTTGGTACGGTATCGCACCAAATAGTCACAGCCGATAACGCCTGCCGGTTGATCAGCGTCAACCATCTCAAAGGTAACGCCTTGCGGCTGGACGTCGATTGCGTAACCGCCTGCGGTTGTATCTGCCATGACTTTGCTGTGCAAGCTTTCAACGATTGGATCAGCAAGTTCATCAGGCTTATCGCCTCTAACAATGACTGAGATTCTGACAAGCAACGACCAATCCAGCGTTGGCAAGCTTGTATTTTGCTCAGGAGTATCGGAAACAGCTTCAACGACTAAAGCCGGGCTCTCGCCTCGTTGCAGCGGAACAACCCGGCTTCTATAAATACGAGTGCTTACATTTGTGGTCCCAGATAAACTGGCAACGATGTCGTCTAAAATGTTTTCGCGTAAAGTTGTCATTTTAATTTTTCATTAAAGAAATTTGCATTAACTTGCCGTCATCAATTAGCAGAGGTTCTCTAACTGTATATCCAATCCCTGCCACAGTTACAGAATCGCCAGCAGCTATGCCGGCAAAAACTGAAGCCTGCACAGTCAAAGTGTAATCCGTGCTTAATATACTGCCGCCTACAATCACCTGCCCTGGCATGTCAAGAAACCCAGCAGATGAGACGCCGTTGTAAACTGTTACGCTTGAAAAGCCATCAATTGCGGTGAAAAACGCTGTAAGGTCTTCAACTAGGCTTTCTGATGATAGCTCGCGGCCATCCTGGGTAATAATTTCAGACATAAATTAACCAGAAGTTTTTTTAGTGCGCTTAGCTTTTGGTTTTACTTCTGCAGCGCTTATGTCAAGCGCTTTTGCTCTGACTGCTTTACCCATGCGAATCAACAATTCGCCATCAGCATTGGTTACATCATAGACCTGGCCTGCTTCAAGAGCTTGGCCGCTGGCCATAACGTTGCGCGTGCAAGTAATTTTCATAAGAAAAAAAAGGAGGCCGTTACCGACCTCCCCCTCGTTATTAAGCGGTGGTAATGTCCTCAATTGAGGCAAAGCTAGTGCTTTGTCTAATCGCAACATCAAATGTAATAATGCCGCGAACTGAGGTCAGAGCCTTGCTGAAGTCATCGGAATCAGTGCCCACGGTGATCTCAAGGCCGTTGCCATAGAAGCCCAGCATTGCTTGGCTGAAATCACCAGCAACCAAAGCAGAGCACACGCTAGAGCTAGAACCCTTGGTGAGGTTGGAAGGCACAGCGTTGGTAACGGCAATCGGGTAGCCGTTCAGAGTCAGAGGCGTAGGGCCACGACCAACAGCCTGGAGATCGGTGTTATAGAGGAAAGCACCGTCAGTGGCGGAAGAACCACCAGCGCGAAGTTTCTTCAGACCACCCATCACTTTGGCGTTAGTGATGTAAGCCATGTTTGGGCCACCTGCGTTGTCTTGGAGCACTTCAGTCTCTAGGTCAACGATCTTTTCCATAGTGATTGCACCGCCGTTGGTGCCCATAGCCACAGAGCCGATGCCGCTGGTGTTGCGAATGCCGGTGGGCTGACCGGAAGAACCGGAACCGTTTAGCACTGCAGAATCAACAGCAGCGTTGATGCCGTCAGTCAAGTCACGACGCACCAGCTCCTCAATGCCGGGAGTGGCTTGAAGCAGAGTCTGGCGGCTGTACTTAGACAATGCTGCCAAGTTTTTAGGTGACATTGTCACCTGATCAAAAGTGGATTCAGACTGCGTAATTGCAGTAGTCTCAGATGACAGGTAATAAACGCTTCCAACGCCAGAACGACGGGGAATTGCAACATCACCGACCAAGCCGGTCAGAGTACGAACGCCAAGGCCAACTACCGGGGAGGAGTTCCGCAGTGCCTCAATGAAATCATCGGCTAAAAGGTCAGTGGCGACAAGATTGCCTCCTGTCGTACTGCCCGAAGTCACGTACGTTGCACGTTGGCTCAGGGCAGAAAACGGAACAAAGAAAGAACGCTCACCAGTGGCGCTTAGGCCGGACGTGCGTGCAACCTCTTGGCTCAGTTCACGGACAAGACCAGCACCGTGAGAAGACCAGTCACCAGTGATCAAGGCGCGAACGCCATCCATGATCTGATAACGCTCTTGAGTCTGTTGACCAAGGTCAACAGGAGCCACGGTCTCAACCGGCTTAGCGCCGATTTTTTCGAGCACAGCCTCGCGGGCAACATCTAGAGATGCGCCGCTATCGATCAATTGCTCAGCCAAGTCACGCATTTCGTGCTTGCCGCACAGTTCTTGAATGTTGCGAATGCGGTTGCGCTCTGCAGAAGCTGCCTTTTTGGAAGCCTCGTCGCGCACCACACTGATGTCAGGTGCAGTGGACATTTGATTCTCAGAATCGGGTTTACTTTGTGGTGCGACGCGAGCCGCAGAGTCAGCCGTAATGGCTTCTTCTTCTTCGAGTATAGGAGTAGACAGCAAAGATCTACCTACTCCGATGCGTGGATCAGCGGGGACGCTGACAACGCTTAATTCGTATGGCTCCCAATTTGTCGCTACAAATTCGCTATTGCGCTCTTCCATTTCTTTAATCCTGTATCCGACAGAGATATTTCGCATAACGCCATCTTTTACGTCAGTAAGAATTTCTTGCGCAAAGCTGTTCCGGCTAAAACGCACGCGGCTGTATCCCTTTTTTTTGTCTTTATCGATGTATGCACGCTCTACCACTCCGATAGGTCGATCCATGTCATGGTTAAAGAGCAAAGGCGCACCATCGTTTAAACGAGCCAAATCAGCCGCACCATCTTCATGGCTAAGGACTTCAACGCCAAAAGAACGCTCTACTGGGTATTCAGAGCTAAAGCTAAATTCGACTGTGCGCTCCTCTTGCTCTTCAAACTTGGTCTCACCAGCCCTTTTGTAAAGAGTTGCAACAGAACGCAAGGCTGCAATTTTTGTAAGCGTTGAAAACCGATGGCCTACCTTTACGTCAGTTGGCTCATTGCCTTCATCAGTCTCTCTATAAACAGTAATAAGCGCTGCCGGGTCATCCTCATCACCGTTTACCGTAAAATCTGAGTCGGGCACATTGATCGTGCCATCTCGGGTAATCCGATCAACTCGGCCTTGCGCTGTGCCGCCGCTCGCATCCCAGCGCACAAAATCTCCAACATTTAGCTCATCTGGCTCGGCTCTGAGCACTGTGTCAACAGTCATGGTGCGGTCTTGTATTTTTCTCATTCTATCAATAGTTGCCACTTTCTTGCTCCTCAACGTTTTCTGCATCCTCACCCCCAGGCGCAAGAGTGTCGCCAAAAGCGTCAACGGTGTTGGCCGGCTTGTACTGGCTAGCACCGCTGCCGTTAACAGCAGATGGATCAGTGTCGGTAATAATGTTCATTTCATCAAGCTTGGCCAGCTCTGACTGACGAGCCACCAAAAATTCATCAAAGTCATTTCCATTTTCAGCCACGCAGTCAGCTAGTGTTTTAAACCCGCTGCGTACTGCTGCTTTCTGTGCAGCAATTTCCTTTTGCGGGTCAACATAGTGATAGCCCCTGCAGACCCAACGCACAGCCTCATAACGCTCAGGCTCGGTTTCGTAAGTAGGCAGATTTAATGCGCCACTCAGCACGGCCATCTCAAGCCAAGCGTCATAAATAGGCTGGTAAAATTGATCTTTCATCATCTGCTGTATAGATCGCCAGTTGTCCCGGTCCTGCAGTAGAGCAAGTCGTGATGATGAGTAATTTGATTGTGAATAATCGTTTGACAAGACCTCGTAGGAGCACCCGACACCTGCACCAAGTGCCCTGAGCTGTGCCCTAAGGAACGGTTCATATGCGCCATCAGGCGAATCCATGTCAGGAATAGTGACCGATTGCCCAGGAGCTAGATAAGCAAATTTTCCTGGTGAAAACGATTCGACTCTTTCGTTTTGAAAAACCTCGTCACCAACTAGTTCGCCCTCCGGTGTTTGGATAAACCCCATCAAAGCAGAACTTGCGCGAGCACGCACTACACTTGCCTGCTCCCATCCGTCTAGGTGATGCATTCTCTGCATTGCAGATGCAAGCCAAGGCACCCCACGAGTTTGCCCAGGCCGCGCAGATGTCCGGTCAAAAAGATGCACAATATCTTTTGCTGGAACAATAATGTGACGTTTGCTAGGCTCTCTTGTTGGGAATGCAGTATCACCAGGATGACGGCTCAAGAAGGCATAGCTAACAGGACGGCCAAACTTGTCTAACTCAACCCCCAGTTTCCAAACGTTGCCAGCCTTTGTTGAAGGGCTGTTGTAATCTTCGTCAAGCTGGTCAGCTTCTAGCACCTCGAGAGCAAAGTTAACTTTGCTACGGCCAAATTTTTGACGCACCATGCGAATAAAAACTTCGCCGCTTTCGCACATTGACGAAACAGCAAGTTTTTCAATGTCGGCAAAGCATAATTGCCCTGCAGTGTTGCAACTGTCTTTGCGGCCCCACGTTGACCAAGCTTTCTCAATCTGCTCATTAATACGAGTGTCAAGCTTGCCGCCACGCTGACGCATTACCTGTGCTTGCAACCTGACACCTGTGCCAACAACAGAATTTCTAATAACACGCACAGCAGATTTTGCGTAATCATTGTCCCGCACAAGTTGGCGTGACCTTGACCGCAAACGTTTCAAGCTGCCCTTAATTTCTTGGTCAGCAGAAGTAACAGAGGTAACCCAGTCAGAAGTCAACCGGCTAACCTGCGCTCCCGCAAACATACGTGCGCGTGGTTTTTTTATTGGCTCAGAATTAGATCGCCAAAGCTCGCGCCACGCAGATTGGATACCCATCAGAACCTCACATAAAGAGAATTGGGATCACCCAACCCGTTAGCAATTTTGGCAGCTCTGCGCTCCCTTGCAACAATTGCTATTAACCTGTTTTCTCGTATTCGCAGCTCTGCAAGATCAACACGTTTAAACGTACGGCCCCCAATGCTGTACTCTGCAGCTTTGTCTGCAATGATTTCGCGTATTGCTTTTGTAACTGCCTTCAAATCTTTTTCAGCTTGAGTTTGCCCATCAAATGCTGCAGCATTTCCCGTGTATGCATAGCTGGCAAACACTTCCGCCCGCGCAGTCCCTAGAGGAAATTTTTCGCTTCCCTTTGTTGCCTCTGCGTATATGTACCAGTTACCAGCATTAAATGCCGCACTATCAGTTGCAGAAATTGTAAACTCCCAACCAGTTCCGTAAGCTGTCCCTACAACTGTAT